CAAAAGACAATTTAGATAGTCTATCCAGAGACTTAACTGGAAGTCCGACCCCACCGTGAAAATTTGCAAATATGTCTAACCCTGCACGTGCACCAACTGCGCAATTGGCTTTCGGACCTTATGCTGGCGTTCCTCAGTCGTTCTTTAATCCCATTATGGGCGTGCCCATGTGGGAAGATACGGTGAAGGGGGCAAAGAATTTGGGAGGACTGGTGGCGAAAGTGGTGCACGCGCATTTGGACGTGGAGCCTGCGTGTGTTGTGGCGATTCCTAGGAACCGGACGGTGGACGAGCAGACGCTCAAGTCCGTCCGGGTGGTGAATGCGTCGGCGGCCAAGGGAGTTGCGTCGCTGCGTGTACGGTCAGGTTTGGCCATGGACGTGGTGACGGCGATTTACAAGGAACTGCCGGAGCAGGGGCCCCTGGGGAAGGAGGCCTGTGGCGCTGCGATGCGTGACAAGGTGTACGTCACCGCGGGCACGGAGTTTACGATCGGCCGCTTGACGACGGCGCTGCCCAAGAAGGGCAGCCGTCCGCCTCGCCCTGTGACAAGGGCTGAGGCGGCGGTGGCGTTGAAGTCGTGTGGCTTGAGCAACTCGTTGGAGGGGGTTAAGCGCTACGAGCTGATGGCACGGGAGGGCGAGATGGGCGTTTCGATCAATGCGAACGCCAGTAACGGTTTCCCGGTGCTAGGCAAGTGGGACACCCCCGGCGCCGATGTCCTGGTGATGGGGCTCATCACTGATATGCTTCCCGCGCTTACGAGCGCGGCGGAGAGCGATACCGGTGTGTGGGACCTGATCCGGGAGTGGGAGCACGAGAAGCCCTGGTTAACTCTGGTGCAGGGGAAGTGCAAGTCAGACTATTACACGTCGAAGAAGCTCGAGGGCCTTGCGCTTCGCTTCTACAACGTGATGCCGCGGCAGATGGCTCTGCTCATGCAGCGAGCCACCCAGCCGTTCGAGAAGGCGAGCACTAACCTTCTGGTGGGAGGTCACTCTTTCCAGGGGGGGACGATGACGCACGGAGGTGCGGACGTCCTGGTGACGGTGCTAGACGAGCAGCTGCGGGAGCACGGGGTTGCGTTTGCGCATGTTGGGGATGATTCGATGCTGGTGTTCAACTTGGAGAACAAGCCAGGTGTGGCTATGTTCGCCTTGGATTGCAGCAACTTTGACCTGACGCAGCACGCCAGCGTCACCAAGGAGGTCCACGACATGCTGCGCGAGCGGCTGCGTGGGATTGACAAGGTGGGCGCGGACGTGTGGTACGCGTACGCTCGCCAGCGGAATGTGGTTACGTTTAACAATGCGGTGTACACTTGGAAGCACGCGGGTCCTTCGGGACTTCCGCTGCAGAGCAAGGTGAACGACGTGCTGATGGACGTGTTGTGCCATAGACTGTGGGCAGCGGTGGATGAGAACGTGGGGGCACGAGACAATGAGGCGGAAATGGAGAAACTGGCAATGAAGGTCGCGAAGGATATGGGGTTTGTGTTGAAGCTGGAGGACTATGTGCAGATTGAGGCGGTGACCGTGAGGGAGGCCTTGAAGAAGGTTCCCTTCAAGTTCATCGGCTACTTCCTGCACACAATGGAGGACGATCAGGTGTACGCATGCTGTGATTTGCCTCGTACTCTGGCCCAGATGCCGTACCCCTCCCTGAAGTGGGTCCAGAAACAGGAGCTGTTGGTGAAGGAGGCGATGCGTCTCAACAGCATTCTGATGAACTTCGGCATTCCGCCCGTGGGGCTGGAGGAGGCGTTCCGCAAGGGGCGTCTGGCCGCTGAGACAATCTTGCAACTGGCCATCTTGACTGCGGGAGGGAGTGTGTCGGACGAGAAGCTGCGGTGGGCTGTGCAAGAGAACCCTCACGGGCCTAATGCGGAGCCCACGTTGCAGGGGTTGCTGAAAGCAGTACAGCGGGACCCCATGTCGCTCTGGGGGTCGGAGGCGACGTGGGAGGACGCCATACTGGCAGAGGCGACGCCCACCCGGCAGACCCTGGTGCCGCGAAAGCTGGAGGGAGTGAGGGTGGGGACCAGGCCGCCGACGAGTTTCAACGTCGGGCGACCGGCGCCCACCAAAGTGTGGGCGGCCGCGCTGCCGAAGCTTGAGGCGACGGGCGCGGAAGCACGGGCCGGCCCTAGTCGGCGAGGTAGGCGTGGCATGCAGCCCCAGGAGCACGCGGAGTGGCTTCAGGAGGCGCGTGACGACCTCGAAGGAGAGTCAGGGAGCGAGGACAGTGAGCTGTCGCAACTCTCTCGTGACTTCGCAGACTGGAGCTGAGCAAAATGAAAGCATGATGGGGGGTTCTTTGATACGTCCACCTCCCGGGCCCTGCGGGGGCCCGAAGCGCAAGTGAAAGACTCTGGTAAGGCCACTGTGGGCCACTGCAGAAAGCACAGACTCCGAACTATACATTTCAGGAAAATCATGGCTAAAACCGCAAAATCCAAGAAGATGGTCGTCAAGAAGCAGCGTGTGCGTGCTCGCGGGGTGGGGCAGGAAACGTTGGATGTGGAGGGAATGAAGTATATGAACCTTCTTCGGGATCCGTGCACTGGGCCGTTGGTCCATGGGCCGGGGTCCACGGAGGGAGGGTCAGTGTTTCGGTGTGAGTCGGACTTCATCATGGGCAACGGCGCGCTAGAGACGTGCGGCGTGTTCATGTGGGCGCCTGGCGCCTACAACACTGCTTTGAATCCCGTCAATGGGTCCGGGACGATGTTTAACAACTCCGCCACGGATCTCACCGCGTTCAATCCCCTTGCCACGGGCACGTCGATTTACGCCCCGGGATACACCTTCCTCCAGACCAATGCGTCTTCGTACCGCTGCCTGGCAGCGTGTATTCAGATTTACTGGCCAGGTAGTGAGCTTAACCGGCAGGGCATTGTGGGCGTGGCGCAGGGGACGTATGGTGCCATGAGCACGAATATCAACCTGACCGTCGCCCAGGTGCGGGGCGCTTGCCCGATTACGCAGCGCATGCCGTCAGACCGCCTAGAGGCGAAGTGGGCTCCTCATTACGCGGACGGCCTGTTCCGGAACGCCAGCAATACTCAGATTCCGGAAGACGGACATGGGTCGCTGATTGTGAACTGGGCGGGCATTCCCGTCGCGACAGGAGTCCGCCTGCGCCTGGTGGCGGTGTTTGAGTGGCGGCCCAAGCTCACTACGGGAGCTCTGGTGCTGTCGTCCAACACTGAGGGAGGCAGCCGATCGTCCGCCACGATTCAGTCCGTGCGCCAGTATCTGGATCGCATGGACTCGCACTGGTGGATTTCGGCCGCCCTGGCGAGCGCGAAGTTCTTCTCTGGAGCCACGACTGCGTATCGGACCATCGCGGGCCGTACGTATCCTCGGGCTACAATATCCGAGCTGTAGGGAGGGGTTCGAAATGGGCCGCAAACCGGTGAGCTAAACGCAATACCCGAGGCCTGTGAGTACCGCCACAGCGTATTTTAGAGACGGTAGGCGTCTCACCCCAAAACACGGGGTCTCTCGTCCGGTGCAACTCCGGCCAGAAACTGGAC